TCTTTTTGTAATGCCACGGACGGTGCAGTTTCATGTTGCTGCTTAGCGTGTAGCATCCTTTTCTTGTAAATCTTTCGTTCATCATAGATTCTCTTCATAATCTCAGGAAGAAATCCATGGATATCTTTCCTGTATTGAGCACCATTTGCACACACTGCATACTCGCCCGAAATCTCAACTTCTTTATTGAGGAGACCCTCTACAGATACTTTGGGGTGTCGTCTTTCGACCAGCGTCTCTGGCGAGATGTTGTACTGCATAATGAGGTGAGGGTATAGGGAGTTGAGGTCAAAAGAGACCACCCATTCATACATACCTGGGACAGGTTCCTTAACATATGCACCAGCGTACTGATCATCTTTCTTACTAGAAACTTTAGGTGGAACAACAATATTACGTTTTTTTAGGTCATTGTAGATGAGAGTATCCCACATACGAACCTGAGAGTACACATCACCAAGATTAACCTTGGCGTCATATGCAAGAGTGAGTGCCAACTCAATCAGTTTCATCTTGTCTTCCAAACGGTCAACAAGTTCCACGTCAACAATGTTGTACTCAACAAACTTCTGCCAGTCTTTCGTGTAGAACTCCTTAAAGTTTTCATACTCACTGTGATCAATCTTCTGTTGACCCAGTTCGACAAAGGCAATGTGATCCAGTCGATATGATTCTTGAGCAGAATAAGTGAACTTTTTATACAGATCTAGGTAGTCAAGAATTGCGACTCCACCGATTTCATAAACAATCTGCTCGCGACCATGATTCTTAAATGTGCGATCTGTCACACGGTTCCAGGGAGAAAGTGACTTTTTCCACTTCTCCCCAAGCACCCGCTCCAAGCGACGGCAGATGTAGGGGATGTCATACAGGTTGCAGTTCCAACCTGTAATAACGTCAGGAGTATTTTCAGTCCACCATTTATGGAAGTCTTCCAACATCTCCTGCTCAGTCCAAAACACTCGATACTCAGTACCAGATGAAGTGAACTCGCGAGTTCCCCATGTGACAACTTTCTTTGTCATGAGATTCTTCATGGTGATGCAAAGAATCTCTTCTTGGCATTCTTCCACAGAAGGGAAACCATTGTCACATCCAACCTCAATGTCGATCGTAAAGATTCTCATAAGGTCCATGTCAAAATGAATCTCATCAGGAAACTTATCAGCAATGAACTGATACACAAACCTATCGTACCCATGAACCTCTAGACCATCCACATTCTCATACTGTTCGATGAAAGTGCGGGCATCCCTAGCGCCATCAAAACGCTTTGGATGAGCATACCGACCATCTAGAGTCTTGTACTTTGACTCCTTTGATTGATCTCTGGGGACAAAGTACAACGTAGGACGGCACTTCTCTCTATACTGAACGGCGCTGCCGTTCTCATAACCACGATACAGAATGTCATCACCGAGAAGAAGTACGTCTGTGTAAAAATCCATCAACCACCTATCGCTTTGTATGCGTCTGCCAGGCGAGCAGACGGTTCTAGTATAGTGAAAATCAAGTCAGAAGTCAAGAACAAATCATCCTGGGATGTGAACTTTGGATACTTCTCAAGTTCACCATCACCGATAACCCTATAACAGTTCTCAATTAGGATGCTTGGTTCTTCATCCAACTCTGTAATATTACCGATAAGATAGACATTCGGATCATTCTTCAGAATCAAGATCTTTACCATTTTGCGATACCAATTGTGTGTACTGTTCTACTAATTCGTCGTTGGGTTCGTAAATCATCGCCACTGAAGGAATAGGAAGAAAGACATAAGAATTCTTCGACAGTGGGACATATGCTTGGAATTCGATATCCAACTTATCCATATCCATATCCGCAGACCCATCCTCAAAAAGCATTGTCTGTGGTGCTCTGATTGTCAGAGCATATGGGTAATCCAATTTATATGCGACCGGATTATTTGCTTCTGGTTCCCGAACTTCTTTTACGTCAGCGATCACGTCCTCGCCGTTTTGCATTCTTACGATTCTTACGCTCATAATCTTTACCCATTAATTGATCAAATGTATACTTCACCATATCAGTGAATGCTCTACGCGCAGTAATGTTTTTCTCCTGAGACAGGACATGAACATACTCCATAAACATTTCCATCTGTTCTGGTGGAATGTCTAAGGTTAGAGTTTCACTTTGTTCTGTGTATGGTGGACACAGATTTACATACATGTTCATAAGTTTCTCCAAACAAAAAGAGACCCAGGCGGGTCTCTTTGATTGTGTATTATTTAGCTCGTTTCCGATTCCTCTCTAGTGCTGTACAGTAACTATCAGGGTCACCGTCCATAGTAAAGTGGGCATGAGTATGCATCAATTGGACGCCTATTAGAAAACCAACAACTAGCACATTAAAGTGAGTCACTGGATGATTCAGAATTTGTAGGATCTTGGATTTCATAAACTTTGAGTTTCTGATGATCGGGGATGATCTTTCTCAATTCTACCACAAGCATCCCATTATTAAAAGTAACCCTACCGATCTCTACATCATCGGAAAGGTTAAAACCTCTAGCGAAGGTTCTGGTGGATACGCCACGATGCAGATATTCTTCCTCACCTTTTGCCTTCGCTGCCTTAGACCTGACCAGGAGGACGTTGCTTTCTGTAGAGACTTCGACCTCATCCTTCGACCAGCCAGCAAGTGCCATTTCGATCCTCCACTTAACCTCTGATTCTTTCACAAGGTTATAGGGGGGATACGCTTCATTTACAGATCCCATTCCATAAGAATGTAGTCTGTAGAAAATGTCATCTAGTCCGACACTGTAACGCTCTGCAGCATCTACCACGGCATTAAGATCTTTTGCCGTGAACTTTCTAAGTCCAGTCATTGTAGTTCTCCTTAAGTAAGCGAGATTCGTTGTGTGGTCCCCGAAGGCAACCATATTATATATCAAAGAATGCTCAAAAATAGATGTTCGGGTTTCTGGAATGCTTAGAAAGATAAATAGCATTGTCTAAATGAGTATGGGCGAATGAAAAAATTTCTTCCACTCGTTATGCTTTTGATGGCGGCACCTGCACATGCCGATATTACTCATAAGATTTCCACTAGCGTCCAACTCACTGTTGATGCTGCTGCCTCTCAAGCAACTCGTTTAGGTTCTACCTATTCTGTAAGTGGTTCTAATGTTTCTGCTACTTTTGGCGGACTCACAGCACCTTCTGGCACTGCTGCTGCTACGATGAACTCTGGCACATATACGCAGACAACTGATGGAAGTTCGTTTTCGTTTAGCGAATCATTCATCTCAGGAGACGCAATCCCAACAGGAACGACCGTTACTAGCGGTGTGGCTCCATCCTTACCCGCATTTGGAAGTGTCACAACAACTGCTGGTGGTGTGGCTGGTACTCTCGCTGGTACTATCAATTCTGCTGGGGTTATGTCATTAACTGCTGGTGGTGCTGGTACAAGTGCTACTGGACAATTCGTTTCTGAAATTACTGTCAAATAAGTTAGGTAAATAGCAATGAGAAAACTACTTCTCATGGCTTTTCTACTGGGATCTCCAGCAATGGCGGTCCCAGTAGTCCCTAACTTCACACAGGGATCTATGACAAGCCACACAGAGACAACACAAAAAATCGTAGAGACCATCAATTCGATGGACTATAACACAGGGTATCAATACTCTGCAACTGGGAGTGGGATCACCGTCAATGGCACTCTAAGACCAGGGACAGGTGCAACTAATGTAACTATCGATGGGGTGACATCATCATGGACTGGATTAACAAGCAGACCATCATTCACACAGACAACACCAGGAGGAGCGTTTCAGTTTACCGAAACGTATCAAGGTCCAGGTCTGAGCAATCAGACAATAATCCAAAGAACCACAGAAGTAAAAAGCATAACAGATACCACAAGTATCTTTACCCAATAATTGCTCTATTATTTGCGTCACCTTCCTATGCTGAAACTGTGGGTGGTGTTAGCGCCACAGCTGCTCCTGTTGCTAACTCTTCAGGTAGTGTTACTAATCAAGCAATACAAGTTCTACAAGGTCCGTACATCACAAACACTTATGGTAGTGGGATCCAGTGTCAGGGACCAACTCTAAACTTTACACCATATGTAACTGGTAGTGTATCCAAACAACTACCTTATGAACCATATTATAATGATCCTGTCTATGATATGAGAGATCTGAATGAGGATGGATCATTAGATAATCCTGGTGGCATTCTTTATACTGTGCCTAC